ATCAGTGGGTAGAACGAGTGGGTCAATGCCGAGATTGTCAGCAATATTAGCCAACAGTCTTGCTCTACCCTTCTTCTTCATAATACCCATATCAAACTCATTAGTTGTAATCTGCAAGAACTCCTTAAGGTTCTCGTGCATCTGTTCTTTGATAAGGACAGCCGCACTTCCCTTAGCTACGACCTTGCAATCTCCACGGAATGTTGGGTCTGAATTATTCATCATCACTTCAATGAATGTCTGATACACAGTAGGTTGAATGATATTCAAATCTATATTAGCGATAGCTCTGCGAATTCCCTTAGCGGCTGAATTCATCAGCATGGATAGACCGGTAGCCGTAGAACCTGCGCCGCCAATCTTCTCATTACCATAACTGTAACGAGGGACGTTAGTAACGTCATCAGCTTTCTGCTCAAATTGATTAAGGACAGCAAGTAACTCTTGCGCCTTAATCTCAGGCTGGAAAAACTCAACTGGTTTACCACTATTCCCAGTTAACGAAGACTTCATCTGCCAAATCTTAAGCGGGTAGATACTTGTGATATCTTCACCATTAGCAAGCATGTCTGTAAGAATAGCCGCTTGAGGGCCAGAACCTACTGACATATTGATAGCCAAAGCACGAGCAGTAGCATTAACCATCTTCTGATGGTCTGTCATTTGTTCAGGAAGGGCAACACCAACTAAACTGCCGGGGATAGAATCCCAGCAAGCAGAGTGGTAAGGACGATGCCCCATAGGGTTATCATTAATAACCGCACGGATGACGCATCTATCAACGAGGATAGCATCCACAGGATACATCTTCTGTGGGTCTTTTACTTCTTCAGGGTTATATCCCCAAGATAGAAGGTCTTCTCCTTTTACATGGCCCCAGAAATGTAATCCATCTATAGTGTCTTTATCAGACAGGAAGTAAGTCGAGTTACTCTCTAGTCTCTCTCTTTCCCAATTTTCCCAAATCCAGTCTTGTAGCCCAACAGAACCATGTTTCTGGAGAACTCTACGGATTTCAGAATCTTTATATCCCTTCTGGCCCAGCAACCCATGAAGCTTATTACGAGTGAATCTAACTCTCTCAATCAAATCACCATCTTGAATAGTATTCGCATGAGGAGCATAGAATATATCAAAAGGAGAAACTCGTCTCCAGCAAAGAAGATTCTCTTGTCTAGGAACTGGTTTGCCATTAACCCACTTTAAGTATGTTTTAGTTTGATAATAAGGGCCTTTGACAACGGCGAATGGATAGGTAACGAAATCTTCAATAAACTCTTCCATGGCCTTTCGATATCCACCTTCGACCATGATATCTTCGATTTTACGTTCAACATTTTTTAGAGCCTCATTCGAGATATAAGTAAGTTGGTCAAGAACTTTCTTCTTAACCATAAGAGCAAATTCAACTTGGTCGTCAACATTCAGGTTCATACCTTGTTCGACCATTTGTTGAATCTGCATCATCACTGAGCGACTGGTAGACTCCAGTACATCCTCAGGAAGTTCAGGAATTGGGGTAGGGTCTAATTCCCATGGCCGGTCTTTTACCGGTAATAGAATGTCCCTAACCCAAGAAGCAGCAGCTCTACACTTCGTCCCAGTAAGCTTGAGATAGATAGGATCAGCTCCTCCCATCTGGTTAATGGCTGCTTTTTCTGAATCTGAATACTCACCTTTTCTAGCTCTTAAACATTCTAAGAGTCTTTTATAAACATCCTGCTTAGCATCTCTATTTGTTTCCCACACAGAACGGATATGCCCAGCAAGTTGAGATTCAAATAGCTCTGAATTCTCATTAGTCTGCGCCTCCTTCTTCTCGGCGGCAGCAATCTCTTCGGCGATTATCTCACCGGCACTTTTGAAATTAACTAGTCCGCCCATTATATCCAAACCACCTTTTTAATATGTCTGGCCTTAGCTTGTGTTTCAACCATTTTGTGTTCATCATAGCTGAAAGTAAATGCTAAAGCATCAGCAATGTCAGGAGAGACACCGCCATGCCGCCTTATATCTTCTTTTGATTGAAGAAGAATCTGTAATTTCTTGTTAAGTCCATACTCAAGGCTAACAAGTTGTTTCTGTAAATCAGGGTCTTTAGGTATAGAACCACCAGCTATAAGCCAGTCTTTCATTCTTCCCCAATTCTCAGCACGTTTATTAGCGTATGTTCGAGTATCATATGGCTTCTCAGCGGATTGAACATCAATCACAGGAAGCCCTAACTGCTTCAATCTATCGACAACACCAGCGCCAAGACCAGCACCGTCTACACAGATTATCACCCTACCCGCCGGAAGATTACGGTAAGTATCAACCACCTTACCAGCCACCTCCATATTATCCATTAATCTGAATTTTTGCGGAGCGAAAACCTTATATCCTTGACGCTTGACAATAATCGTAGAATCGCTTCCATAACGTGAAACGTCAACGCCAAGAATAATAGGGTGGTGCGAAACATCACTGTCTCTAATCTGTCTCTGTTGCGCTTCAAGAACAACGTCAGCCGGGATAAATTGTGTTGCTGATTGTCTGGGGAATTCCCCTTTGACACGGACTCTGAAGAAGTCTGAGTCTTCGCCATAATCTTGTTCCCATTCCTTGATCTGACTCTTATTCGACATCTTCGCCTTCCTAGAGTCTACTTGGTATGTCACCCAACGGTGCTTCATACCATGGAAGGCTTCATGGAAATTCCCACTTGTCTGTGTTGGGTTTCCGAACGCTAGGAACATTGAACCTTTTGTGGTTAAGGCTCCTTCAATAACTTGCCAAATAACTGAATCAATACCTGAAGCCTCATCAAATAGAATAAGAACGTGCTCAGCGTGTGTACCCGCGAAGGCTTCGCTATGGTCCTTAGACCAAGGAATAGCGTAAGCAAACCAAATTTCAGGGTATAGAACGTGATAGAGCTTTGTAGCAGTCCATTGGAACCAATGACGATTAAGTGCAAATCTAAGCCAGAGATTTAATTCTCTCCAAGTCTTAGCACTTAACTGCATCTGAGTATTAGCAGTACAAACAATCTGACACTTGGGTCTAGTAGACATAAACCAAAGAATGAGCCAAGCTGTAAGGGCGGTCTTTCCAACACCGTGTCCTGAGGCTACTGCTATCCTGAGAGCTGTGTCTAAACTAGTATCATCTCTTCTCTTCTGTAACTCATCCCTCATTTTACCTAATAGCTCAGATTGCCATTCATCGGGGCCGGAGTGTTCGGCTAACTCTCCAGTTCCCCAATGAAATATATATTGTACAAACCCGAGAGGGTCATAGAAGTATTTACTAATGTCTTGAGCTAATTGTAACTCAGTAGGAGTAACTTCCTTCAGAGAACCTATCGGCAGAAGTTGAATCATTAATTAAGAGTTTTAGTCTCAATCTCTTTCGGAGTAACATCGATGACGTTAGCCATTCTTTCTCTTGATTGAATAATAGCCTCAATAAGCTGTTCCCCCGTATGAACAGTAACGTTAGCCTCAACAGACTGCTTAGGACGACCCCAAGCTCTATTAAGAATTTCCTTAGCAGCATCTATACGATGCTTCATCTCAATAGATTCATTGTTCATTGCCTGTTCAAGAACTTGGAGAGCACGAACAGAAAGACGCTTGCAAGCTATTTCAATCTTGCGAGCTAGCTCTCCACCATTACTATTCCTCATAACTCTTTTAACAGCACTCTTATCTAAAACTGTACTATCCATTTTTAATTCCTTACTCCTCCAACTAAATTTCTAGGTTTCTTAGCTGGGGTTCTATCAGTTCTTGGGGTTGGGTCAACATTAAATCTTTTACGATTTTCTTCTTGTATCCTTTTATCATAGGCTTCATGTCGAGCCTTAACTTCATCCCAAACCCTTCCACCCTTTGGCATTACTTCTTCCCCTTACCCATTGGTTTATTATGAGCATCCTTCATTTTACGCTCATAATCCTTGGTCTTTTTCTTTGAATGACCAGCATCAGGAGAATACTCGTAGTCCTTCTGCCTTTCCATAGCATTCGTGTTATGACGAGAAGCTACTTCATTCCAAAACAGATTACCCTTCATTTGTTAGCTCTTATCCGGGTCAACTACATAAGCCGGACGATATGGCTCAGTAATAGGGTGCATAGTATTAACGTGCTGGTGATTAGTAACCAGCGGAAGATCGGAGACAACTGGCTTGTCAGGTCCATGTTCTCCAACCGAATTCTCATTCCCAGACTTCTTGTGGCTGGGGATATTTAACATTGTCATTATTTAGCTCCATTAGTTAGTTTAGTAATCATCTCGTTCTTGGCGCGGCTGCCTGCCGAGCTTCCGAAGTAGTAAGCGATTATGCCAGTCCAAGCCGTTCCTAAAGAGCCGAGCATAATAAGTAAAGCCTCTCCACCATCTACCGGTACCCCATACTTCATGAGATAACCGAGGATACCAAAGAAGCCTATAGTGACACCGAAAGCTAAACGGGATGGTGTCTTATCCCCTGTCTGTATTTCTCTATTCCTAGCTGAGTCTCTGTCCTTATACTCGAACTCTTCTCTCTTAACCCCAAGCTCTTCCATCTTCACAAGGAATTCTTGGTCAGCCTTCTTAAGTGCCACCAGAGCCTCTGGGGAGGCCGTGGCTAGCTTTTCCTCAATCTCCTGTACCGTACCATCTTGCTTACCTAAAAGCGCCTCAGAGAGCGCCTTAACGGCTGTGCCTGCGAATGGTCCGCCTAATGCACTGGCGATACCGGGAGCTAGACTACCAACCACCTTCAAGGCTTGGTCACGAAACTCAGTAAATTTTGACATTAGATTGATTCCTTGAAGGTCTGTGCGATAGACTCTACTGTCCTGCCATCCTTCTTAAAGGCTTCACCAATGGTAATGACACCAGAAGGTGCCTTAGGGAACATTGGTCTGGAGTTCATGAGATTAAGTTTAGTGGGGTCTCCTGACTTAACAGGGTACTTTAGATCAGAGGGTTTCATCTGGAATATTCTCTAGTAGTTTAAAACATAACTCAGTAAATTCTATTCTCATTTTTTCAACAGGAGGGTCATCGTATAAATATCCTGACCATCTAGTTGTCATATCCCAGATTTCTTTTTCTAACTGCTCCCTCATGGCTTGAATACTCTACGTCCTGACTTGGTGATGTGGCTATAAACAGCTTCAATGTCATTCAAAAACTGTTCTCTACTGGTTTCTTGTTTCATATAATTACAGGTAGAACAGCAAGACGAACAGTTATCCAAGGTGTATCCTTTAGAACTATCTATTCGGTCTATGCCATTGTAAATATAATTTCCACTGTTACCTCTACCATTTCTAACTGAGGTAGGTATCCACTCTTGCATAGGAGGCCGGTTGCAATAGAAACAATTTCCAGAGGTTAAAGTCTTAAACTGTTCTTTGGTCAATTCAAATTCACGGTTAGCGAGTCTTGCCCTTTTCTTGTAAGCCCCATATAATTCATTGAAGGCAGCTACACCATGAGGTAATCTATTGTGAGCAGTCAAGGTTTGAAAACCCTTCTACCGCTTTTTGGCGGGCAAGTTTGGAGGTGCGTCCAACCCGGAGTAGCCTCAGGGTCTTCCATCCACAGTCCGATATCCTCAAGTACCTTAAGGTTGGCAAGACACCAAGCATCAAGGTTCCCATTGTTGTCCTTCAGGTCTACAGCTTTACCTACCATGTGGTTAGACTTCTTAGCTCCACCAGCTTTTTGATTTATAGCTGCCGGCCTCCAACCAGATGTTATCTCAGTATATCCGCCCCAAATAGACAAAAGCTCTTGGACCTTTTCAACAGTCTCAAGAGCATTCTTTTTAATTTCTTCGTTATATTCGTCGGGGTATTTCTTATCACGCCCCATTAAGTATGCATCAAGTGTTATCATCAGAGTCGTATACCTTTTCCATTACTAAGTTTGCTTGCTTAAATAATTCTTCTATCGACTCTTGAGTATGCTCGATACTCTCAAGCTCCTCCTCTAAGAGTTCCCTACAAGTTTCCCTAAGGGCTTCTTTAAGGATTTGCCTCATCACCATTTTCTATCCATTTATTGGGATGATCGGAGGACTTGGTTGGAGTATTCTGAAGTTGTATGAGATACTGCGTGTTGATGAATCTCATGAACTTCTCGTTCCATGCAAAATCCGGAAGAGCGACAAGAAGTTGAAATAGTACTGCTACTACCGCAATCTCTCTAGCAAACTTATATACGTTTACTATAGCGCCGTATACTTCTTTCACTACCTTCTTGTTTAACTGCATGGTACCTCCGAGTAACTGGCTGCTAGGATAGGGGTCGAACCTATGTCACCTCCGTTAACAGCGGAGTGTAATGCCATTATACGACCTAGCAATTGATTGGCAAAGGGACTAGGATTTGAACCTAGACAAAGAGTTTTGGAGGCTCTTGTGCTACCGTTACACTATCCCAATGTAAATTTGGTAAACCGTGTGGAACTCGAATCCACTAGGACCAGATTGAAAGTCTGGATGCTCGGACCTCTTTGCATTACGGTTCATGGACACTGTGGCTGGACTTGCACCAGCTTAGTATGGTTTTGCAGGCCAATGCCTAGCTATTCGGCCACACAGTGATTTGGAGAGTAGCGTGGGTATCGCGCCCACTACGCCTACTTGGAAGGAAGGCATGTATCTATCAACACCTGCCACTCTTTGATTGGATGTCCCAGTAGGAGTCGAACCTACATCCCCGAAGTTCAGAGCTTCGTGTTCTGCCTTTAAACTACAGGACAATTGTTTGGTGCGCTAACTAGGATTCGAACCTAGAGAGGACAGTTTCTAAGACTGTTGCGTATGCCAGTTCCGCCATAAGCGCATTGTTGGTTGATTCCCTAGGACTCGAACCTAGATTCATGGGGTCAAAGCCCACCGTCCTGCCATTAGACGAAGAATCAATTGTTTGGTGCCGGTTGATGGAATCGAACCACCACAGTCGGTATGTAAAACCGAAGGTCTGCCATTAACCTAAACGGGCAATTGGTACTAGTGTATCGAATCGAACGATATCGAGGCGCTAATCTGGCGCTAAGGGTTTATAAGTCCCTCTTGCCTCCAAGGCGCACTAGTGTTTGGAGCCGAGCGTAGGAATCGAACCCACATCGCTGCCGTACAAAGGGAGTATAATGCCATTATACTAGCCCGGCTTAATTGGTCCCTGTCCTGTGAATCGAACACAGTTATGGTCGCTAATCAGGCGACTGTTCATCCGGAGAACCTGACAGGAATAATTGGTGGATAGTCTTGGTAACGCTCCAAGCGGGCCGAGACAACTGTTTTACAGACAGTCCCTTCTCTTTAAAGGTCTACCTACCCATTGGCGGAGAGTGAAGGAGTCGAACCATCACCCATTTCTGAATGGTCTAGTTTTCAAGACTAGTTGTCCACCACTGGACACCACTCTCCATATTGGCGGACACTGGAGGATTCGAACCTCCGGACCCTTTCGAGTCTCAGGTTTAGCAAACCCGCGCATTCGGCCTCTCTGCCAAATGTCCTTAGTTGGCGCCTACAGTCGGTAATGCTCCGACCTTTCATCGTTAGACAGACGAGCCTCGTCACTTGCTGAGTCTGTAGGCATTTGTTTGGGGTGGAGCTGGGAATCGAACCCTTTCTATTGCTTTCACAGAGCAATGTGCATCCATTACACTAGCAACACCATAATAATTGTTAATTAGTTGGGACTGTCGCGCTTTCTGCTGTACGCTGCCTTCGTTATGTCTGTCACCACTAGACTAGCTTCAATCACTAACTAACGTATTGGTTGGTCCCACGGGACTTGCACCCGCATCGGTCGGCTTAAAAGGCCGAGGTAATTCTATTATACGAAGGACCTATTGTTGGTAGGCACACTAGGATTTTAACCTAGGTCTTTTCGGTTAAGAGCCGAATGCATAGACACTCTGCCATATGCCTGTGGTACCCTAGGAGAGATTTGCACTCCCATGCCGAGCTTAGAAGTCTCGTCTGTTATCTGTTACAGTCACAAGGGTAAATTGGTCAGCAAGGTAGGATTCGAACCTACGGCAACCCGGTTCCAAACCGGGGACTCTTCCACTGAGCTACTCACTGATTGGTAGCGATAACTGGAATCGAACCAGTCTAGGAGAGCTTATGAGACTCCCGAACAGCCACTGTTCCATATCGCAATTGTAAGTGGGGAGGAGTTTCACCTCACCCGATTCAGACTCCTAGTGCGCTCACCTAGGCGATACCGGTACTTCCCCGGTCGAGGTCTTACCTACTTCGTAGGCAGAGGACTACTCCTAACTCTGGTGTACCCCCTAGGTTACGCTCCTAGCCCCTCTGCTCTTCAGGCAGGTGCTTCCACTAGGTTAGCTTGAGGTACATGATGGTGGAGGTATAGGAAATCGAATCCTATTAGCCGGTGTGCAAGACCAGCCGGTAGCCCACTACTACCCCCTTAATTTCTTAAGACAAATAGTTTAACACAGTAATCATAAAAGTCAAGAGCATAGTCAGTACACTAATAGACTTATTAGAGACTAGACTGTATACTCTAGTAAGTCTTTAGTAAGTCTCTAGAGACTTCTTCTTTATTTCTTTTATCTTTTATATAGGGTTTTATATTTCTTTATTTCTTTCTGAGTATACAGTCTAGTCTCTAGAGACTTAACAGAGTATACAGTCTAGTCTACAGTAAGTCTTTAGTAGTCTACTAGTAATCTTTAGGGTATAACAGAATGTTCTGTTTGTCAATAGGTATCCCCTTTCCTTGTGTACTCCCGAAGGGCTACGCCCTGAGGGGTGCCTTTCCCTTTGTGTCCACTACCCCGATAGGGGGAGGGGGTAGACACAGTAGAAAACATAACCGGTTAATACCCTAGGGGGGTCTAACTAGGATGAAGGCCCCTGTAGGCCCCTAGGAAGCCCTAGGATCGATTTCTGGGGTAGGGGGAATACCTAGGTAGCCTAGACACATGAAAATCGATTGTAGGGCTTTATAGGAGGCTAGACACAGGAAATCGAACTATAACACTAAGTATGCGCTTTAGAGCTTAATGATATACCCTCATTAGATGCTAATATAGAGGGGTACTATCTGTCCGTTCCACCTAGGGGGGGTCTCTTTTTTAAATTGCCCCCATACCCCCCTCAAGTCTCGTGGGAAAATTCTCGGAGTAGGGTCCTGGAGACGAGTTAGCTACCATTCGGCTACTGTTCGCGGATGTTCCACGCAGTTAGCAGATGTTCCACAGATATGCACAAGCTGTGGATAACCTGTTGATACTTTATGCACAAGTTATTAACACCCTATAGCACTAGTTCTATACCGCTATGGCACTAGTGACAGACCTATGCACTTGGCTATTACTCTCTAATGGTGTAGGGAAATTGAAGGGGTATAAGTCAATTAGTTCTTATGCGATTTGGATATATCCCTAAAGTGTCCGGACAATCTAGGCACATTGTCGGGAGGTTTTAGGGATATATCCGATAGTGCTATTGATTGACGTTTTTATATGCACTTGATCGGAGGGCAGACTGGCCTCATAATGGTGACACTGAGCGGTACTGTTCTTTAACAACGTGACTCCTTTCCATGCGGGCCGACCGGCTTGCAGGGATTCGCGTTGCTACCGCTTAGCGAATAGGAGGGACATTTGAATGTCCAAGTCACAGAAGCGCAAGGCAGTTGAAACTACGGAACCGGCACGCTCCAACGTCAGGCCGCTTGTGCGGCAGAACTTGGGAATGCCGGAACAGCCGGAGCAATCCGCAGTTCGGAAAGACCCGGAGGTGTCCAAGCTTGCCGCCACAATCGGACAAGCTTGGACGCTGGAAAAGGCCAACGAGTGCTACCTGCTTTGGGACGCGGGGACGGTCAAAGCGACCGCTTCCCTCGTTCTGATGGCGGAAGCCTACCAGTCGTATCCGCAGCGCCTCAGTATCGATACGCTGAACGCGCTGTACCGGATGCACCGGCAGGAAGATTCAGCTGGCAGGTTCATCCGGGAATTCCGGGCGGAGTGCCGGGCCTTGGGTAAGGCCTATGATGCGAATGGAAACATCATTCCCACGCATTTTCTGTCCATTGTGAAGCCCGCCAAGTCCGAGACGGTACAGTCCAAGGTCGCGGCGAAAGAGCGGGCAGGCGGGAATCGCCTGAACGAGTCGTCAGTCCTGAACAAGTGCGGCGACTATGCCGTCGCGGTGTTCACGAAGGATGGCAAGCCCGGAGTGGAAGCGTTCGCTAAGAAGGTCGCGCATCTGTTGGCGGGTATCGCCAGCACTGGCGAATTCCAGCGGCTCTCGAACAAAAAGACTGCCTAAGCTTTAGAACCCCCTTAACCCCTAGACCCCCTCTAGGGGTTCTTTTTTGCCTATAGGTTTTGTTTTAAATCCTTTAATCTTCTCTTATTTTGTAGTGAACTGATTTAGGGGTCATTTGACCTAATATCTAGTTAGGTGTAATATACTCCTAGGCTCACAGTTAGGAGTTAGGGACATGGAAAGCATGATTTGCCTCGCTCTCATCGTTCTAATGGTCTGGTTCAATCGTTCGGCCAAGAATGTATAAAGAAACTGAATCAACAGTTAATTAAAAGCCCCTTAGAGAAATCTAGGGGGCTTTTCTTTTGAGGTAATTTCAAATCTGAAATTGAACCAAGGGCCAGCCTATGATAGACTATTGGGGTAGGCTGGGAATCGGGGATAAGAAACACCAATAACCAGTTATCCTACAAATTGCAGGGTGATGAACTGTCTATGGCGCTAGCCCCTTAATTGAAGGGCACGAGGGCGAACCCGACAGGTATAAAAAACTATCCCTTCCAAAAGGATAGACACCCTGCACCTAATCCTGTTCTTTCACAATCTAAGGAGTAACACCTATGAACCACTATCCGTGGGAATTGGTTGCTTTGCTGTGCGTGGGATTCTGCCTGTACGCTCTGTCCGTACTTTTCAGGGTGAAAAGGAAAAGTCTGGAAGTTATGGATACGGAGAATGTTCCGTATCTGTCCAGGGTACAGACCACGGACGTAGATGACTCGGGACCGCATTACACCCCGACCATCTATCGGCGCAAGGTGTCGCGCTGGCTTCGGAATCACTGCTAATGCGTACAGCATTATTAGCATTGATTCTTTCTTTTCTCTTTGCCTGTTCCACGGATAACGTAGACCTAGAACGTCTGCGTGATTCCGTGGCGCAGGAAAAGGAAAACGAGCAAACCCTCCAACCCTCTTTGTGTTCGGATGAAGAATATGCCGAATATAAAGCGAATGGATGGGATGCTTACGAGTGTGATGGTGATAAACTCACTGAAGGAGAAGCTCATGCCACGCGGCATTTACAAGCGCAGTAAAGGGAAGAAGCAACCGAAGCAGAGAGTCGAGACTACGATGCCCCCGCTCGTAGTTACCGAGACAACCGAGGATGATTTGTTTACCGAAGTTGTCGAGGCTCGAAAGAAGTTCATTCAGGTTTTGAAGAAGTATTTCAAGTCTCTGTAAACCAAAAAGGGGAGAGTGAATGTTCCGCATCATTGCGAGCGGTAAGGAGTCGTTCAGTAATGACGATGCGCTAGGTGTGTTTGGGATGCGGGGTGCATTGCACCGCACTCCGCGACGGTACAAACACTTGGATTCAGCGATAGCGAAAGCTATGCAGAACAAAACCGGGATATACGAAATCATGGACGATGAAAGGAACATCGTAGCCGTGGTCCGAGCCGGTAAGCTGATAGGAACAATCAGAGACAAAGAACTAGCTGCGTAGAGGAAAAGATTTAAGATTAGCCCCCGAAAGGGGGCTTTTCTTTGCCCGTAACTCATTGATTTCCTTAATAGGTATACTTGAACGGAGGGAGGAACTGTGTCATACTATTGGGGTAGGCTGAGAAATCGGGGGCCGGAGTGAACTAGGAAATAATCCTAGACATTTTGGAAACGAAGAAACAGTCTACGGGAGAGGTCCGATCAGATACGCAAGCCGGGAAGGGAATTGCGTCAGGTATGGTCGGAGAGTTCCTAGTCACTCTGTTGCTGGAAGTGGCAAGTGAAAAGGTAGTGGCATACCTGAGTAACTGACTAGGTATCGTTACCCTTCAGCGTTAAAGGGTTTGGGGAGTAAGGATAAGGGCGCAATGCTCAGAGCCTAGTCCCGGATTATTAAAGCGAAGTCGCAGCTTTAAACTGTGCCAGTAGCTATCCGGTGAACGAAGTTTCAGGCCCGCTACTCCGAAATACTGGTTGAACTGATACACAGGCCCGAAAGGGCCTTTTTGTTTTTGTGCATCAGATAAATCCTCCCCGCTAGCCGATACGCTGCGGCAGATAGCTACCTTGGTAGCAATAATCCTAGTCAATGACGCGGGTATGCCAACGTTCCTGAGTAAGTGCTTTAATTAGCGCAAGATGGGCATATCTAAAATCGTCACAGTCTTTACTGTGAATCTCGCATTGAACACTAGGGCCACCGTCGGGTGGTAGTGGCGAATAGCTAGAACTCTCTAATCAGGTTAAGAGCCTAAAAGACTCAGTGCATTAGATTGCACAGTCTTTGTCGTTTCTACGACACAAACCAAATCTCTGACTCATGTTTGATTAAACTAGTTCTAGTGAAGTAACGCCGTGTCTTGAAATACAGACACGGTTCTTAGAGGGTTGGCAGTTCTAGTTCTGGTCATCCCGGAATCAGTTTGTTTAACCTACTCCGTCCAACGCTATAGCTACGCTGTAGGTGAACTGTCAATCTTCTAAGAACCGTGTTGGTTCATTGATGGAGGCTTTGAAATGAAGTCCAAAGAAGTCAAGAGAAAAGAAGCAATTGCTCGCAATGGCAAATATACCCCTGTGTATATGGCCCAAGCGAAAGCCAAAGGCATTCCTGAAGGCTCAAAAAAAATGTCTTTGTTTGTGGCCCACAAAATCGGTATCCCCAAGAAGGAGGTTAAGTAACCATGTACTACTACTCTGGTCAAAGAAAGTCCCTTCCGTCTTGGGACAAGATGGTCAAGACTTCCGTGCTGAGAACGGAACTCGGTCTCCGTCGTCGCAGAGGCAAGACCATGAAGGATAAGATGAACCGTTCCAACAAAGAAAGGAGTGTGTAATGATTAAGCAATCGCTCGGTGAAGAAATCAAGACTCACGCTCAGGCGCACAAGAAACTCAAGTCTGAGTTTGAGAGGATGCACCGTGAAGAAGAACTCACTCCCGCTCGCGTAATCAAGAATGGTTCGCGGGTGTGTGTAGTGTGTGAGAAGTCTGACTTGTGGTGTCAGTGCTTCATGGGTGACAACGATGATGATGGTGGTGATGATACCACTCCCCCTGCCAGAGCCCTCCATGCCGCTTGAGGTGGCTTACATCATTTTAAGCGTAACAGGGTTCTTTACTTGGGTGTTAGTCTCTTTGTCGGTGGCTGATTACTTCCAGCCATACAACGGGATAAAGAACCTTAGGATTGCCTTTGGTATAACTTTTAGTCCATTTGTCCTCTGGGCTCTTTACACAGTCTTTACCAAGTGAACCAACTCAGTGACGAAGACTTAGAGAGATTCAACTGGTATATCGTGGCGGACTCATTCTTCCTCGGTAATCGGTTGATTCTGATTCGAGTGATAACGATGGAGAAGCCACTATAAAAATCACTCTCCTCCCTCCCTATAGCCTGAAGTGGCAGAAAGGCTATCTCAGCACAAGACCTGATGGTCGTAAAGTTCTCAGTCTCTACAACTCACAGTACGACCGTAGTTCGGTTAACTACGCTCGCTACCTCAAAGAGACTGCACTAGGTAGATTCCTAGACCCCACTGTCCATGTAGACCACAAAGACGAAGATAGGGCTAATGATGCTACGTCCAATCTTCAAATCCTCCCTGCATCAATCAACATTGCTAAAGGCAATAGAAATAGAAGGAGATTTATATGAGAAAGCTACTCGGCTTCACTCTGATCGAGTTGATGATCGTCGTGGCGATCATTGGCATTCTGGCGGTCATCGTCCTTGATCATTTCAATGGCGCCCCACGCAGGCAGGCTTGGGAAGAGGAATCCCGGCGAGCAAGCGAGTGTGCTCGCAATCACGGCCCTGCATGGACCTACAGGGAGGGATGGTGCTTCATCCCCGGTACTGACAAACAGGAACGCTACACTGAATCCAGCCCATCCAATCCTTCATCTGCACCCACGGTGAACTAATGCGAGTTCATCTTCTGCTTTTGGTTCTTCTGTTAAGCGGTTGTGACAAACTTATCACAGAGAGAGTCACAGGCACACCGAAAGAGGTAGAACGAACTGTCTCTTGTCGTACTAGCGGATACTGTCATTCTTGTGATATGGGGTTTGATGGTAAATCAAGCTGCGGATTCAAGTTCTCCACAAACTGTCCCGGTAAGAAGAAAGTATTGCTGCTTGTCACTCCTGTCGAAAGAGTTTATGAGAGCGGCAAGATTGTGCAATCCGAAGTCACTTCAAGAATCAAAGACTTAAGTTCCTGCACCTAAAGGAATCCGCACATGGCATACGCACTATTACGTTGGGTCTACGGCATCTACTTCGTTGTAGGCGCTGTGGTGATTCTCACCGCTGTCTCTGAACTGCTGTTCGGAAGTAGGAAGCTGTCTGTACGTTGTATCGAAGTCGGCAGGAGGTTGGTTCTGGCACCGTTTTGGCCTCTGCTGTTCTTTTCGTCTGGGGGAATACGCCAGATATTCACCTACGTTGATAAACTTTAAAGGAGAGTTCATGAAGTCTTTCAAGCTGTTAGCTGTACTGGTGCTCGGCCTCGGTCTCAGTGGTTGTGGGTTCGAGATTGTGGATACCGGCCATCGTGGTGTGAAGACCACGTTCGGTGAAGTGGTGAGTGA